GGGCGATGGGGGCGGGCTCCGCGGGCGGGTCGGTCACCGGGGGGGCGTCCGTCTTCGGATCCACCGCTGGGGTCTGGTCTTCGGTCTTTCCCCCATCCGCGGGGGCCTCGGGCGGCTTTTCGGTGGCGGCGTCTTGGCGGTCCAGTTCGGCCATGACCTTCGACATGTCGAGGTCCGTCACGTCCACTTCGACCGCTGGAGTCGCAGGAGCCGCAGCCTGGGCGGCGGGCTCTGCTGGGGTGGCTTCGGTCTTCTCGCTCACAATAACGCGCCGCCAATCCGCCTAGGTGGTTGGAGCGAAAGCTGGGGCGATCGGGCTCAGGGGGGCGCCTCCGGCCGGTGGAGCCTCGACCGGTCCAGGAATGTTTGCTCCATTCGTGGGCGCGCTTACCCCATTTGCCCCATTCGCAGGCTGGGTGATCGCGGCGTTGGCGTTGCGGAGCTGGTCGAGGTACCGCTCGACAAGGTCGATGTTTTTGGAGGCGACGTCCTTGTCAAGGCCGAAGGCGAGGTACTGAAGGCCCAGCTTGACGGCGAGCTGATACGAGCCGACGGCGACCGTCGAGGGCTGGTGAGCGATACCCCGGTAAATCATGTCCTCGTAGCAGCGGGAGATGTGCCGGAAGGGGGCGTCGTTGAGGTCGGAGGCCTTCTTGATGTCGAGGTCATCGAGGGCTGCGCGGGCCTGGTCCATGTCCCAGAGGCCGGCCTTGAGGCGGTCGGTGACGTAGGAGAGGCGGCCAGTCGGCGTCATGGGAAGCTGGTTGACGGGGGCGACCTGCAGCTTGTACTGCCCGGCGGCGAGGCCGATGTCGGACCAATCGCGCTTGGTGAGCAGGCCGGAGCCGGGGACGTCAACCTCGTACGACTTGTCGTCCGCGACAATGTCCGCGATCATGTCGAGCGCGATCTCGAAGATCTTGACGTGGAAGCCCTCCCACTTCTGGGCGAAGGGCTGGAGGCGGGTCTGCTGGATGTCGAGCGACTCGCGGATGGCGGCGCCGGAGTCCGCACCCTCGGGCTTGGTCCCGTGCGACTGCCCGCGGTCGATGCCGGGGATGTCGTACATCTTTTGGGTGATCGTCTCGGCCCACTGGTAGAGCTCGGGGGGAACCGCTTGCCAGTTGATGGGGGTCGGGGGGGCATCTGTGTACTCGACTTGCTGGCCGATGAGGTTGCTGATGGTCGTCTTGACGATCTTCGAGCCGCGCTTGACGGCGAGGCGGGGGACGGCGACGAGGCGCTGGCACTTGTCGATGCGGTCGAGGACCCGGTTGAGGCGGGTCTGCATCGGGGCGAGCTGCATCATGAGGGAAATCCCCGTGATGCCCGTGGCGCCCTTCTCATAGACCAGCGGGATCAGGGGGATGTAGTTCTTTTTCCACACCTCCTTGAAGAGGCACCCGTTGTCCTCGTCGATGGCGATGAGGTGGATCCCGTCGTTGCCGCCTGGGACCGAAGGGCGTGACCACGATTCCTCGACGCGCACAAGGCCGGCAGTCAGCGACAGGCCCAGTGGGTCGATGGTCTTGGCGTTCTTGATGGTCTCGCGGAGCTCGGGCTTCCCCTTGCCGAACTGGGCCAGGAGAGCTTGCTTGGAGACGAAGCGGCGGCGGTAGAGGCGGCGGGTCGTGCCGTACATCGTGTCGAGCGGGTCGGCGCGGACCTCGCTGGCGAGCACGCGTTGCACCCTGACTCGCTTGCCCTCCTCGTAGACCTGGATCCACCCGGAGTCGAAGCGCATGCAATCGACGAGGATTTCGAACGTCGTTGGGTAGAGGTCGACGTCGGCGGCCCACCCGTCGAGGAATTGGGTTGCTTGCTCGGCGGCCTCGATGACCTGGACGGTTTCACCCGTGGTGAGCACGAGGCCACGCGGGCGCGAGCGGCCGACCATGCTGGCGGCGGTCTGGACGACCGAGCGCGCGACGTTCCACGTCGATGCGTCGTCGGTGTTGAAACTCGGGTAGGTGACGGCGCCGTTGGCAAAGTAGTTGCCCGCGTAGAGCATGAGCGAGGCGATCGGCTGGTTTTCGTACATCCTCGCAAGAGCCAAATTGCTATCCCTCCGAAGACACTCAAGAGCGTCCAGATCGAGGGCGTCGGCAATCTTGATCATCGCCCGCGCACGGGCGTTGTCGTCCCCTTCGAAGTCGGGCGAGGACCACTCCTCGGTGAACGCGTCGGCCATGGGCTAGGTCGGCTCTTTGCTCAGGTTCGCGGCGGCCACGCGCTCGAGGAAGTACCGCGGGTCCTCCTCGGCCTCCGTCTCACCCTCGTCTCCGGAGCCTTCCGCCGTGGTCGGCTCGCCGTACATCGGAGGCTGGGCAAGGGCGGGGGTTTGCGTCCCAGGGTTGCGGATGATCTTGATGTCCGCGGTCTCGAGGTGCGCGAGGTCGTAGGCCGCAGCCAGGCGGATCGCCGCCTCGAGGTCGGAGCGTGACAGGGCCATCGACTACACCAAGCCTTCCGACGCGCCCGCGACGTAGACCGGGCGAGGGGAGAGGTACGCAATCGCTCCCTGGAGGCGGTAAATCGAGTCTCCGAACAATCCAAGTCCCATGTTACAGGTCGCGCAGAGCAAGCCGCGAACACACTTGCCGCACGAATGCCTACCGCGGCAACACGCGTGGTCGTGGTCGATGTGCCACGTGCCGTTGCCGCCAGGGATGTCCGTCCTACAGCTAGGATTGGCGCAACGACCGCCCTGCGCCTGCAATATCTGGGCGAAGCGATCCGGCGTTAGGTGATGGTATCGGAGAGTCCGATAGAGGCGCGGGACGCGACGACCGCGAGAACGTGTCGGGCGTGCGGCCGAGTAGCTACTAATGCAAGCCTTGCAACGTGACTGAAGGCCATCACGCGCAACGCTTTTCTTGTGGAAGTCGGTGAGAGGCTTGTCAATCCCACACGCCGAACAAATTTTCGTCATCCTACCAAAGCGCCGACAATCCGGGCGCTTATTCGTCGTCGGCGTCGAAGATGGACGTGACGGGAGAGCCGATTAGATCGGCCTCGTCGTCGTACCTGTCATCCGGGTCGGAGCCTCGAAGACGGCGAGCGGCGCGAAGGTTCCGCATGTGCTCCGCGGCCTCGGCCTTTTCCCGGGCGTCGGCTTCTCTCTCGGCCTGGGTGCGGCGGTCGAGCTCGGGGAGAAGTGGGATCGCCCGAATCACCCCGTAGCGGCAGGCCGGAATGATGTCCGAGTGAACGCCCGACTCGTCGAGCTTCCCGTTGACGACGCCATCCACCCACCCCACCACGCGCACCTCGCGGGAGAAGGCCGAGGCAGGGTGAGCCTTGAAGCGCCCCGTCTTGAGGACTCCGTTGAGCACGCCGACCTGGACGTTTACGGGTGGTTTCTCGGCGGCGACGATGGGAAGTTCGGGGTGTAGGTGCTTGATGGTCTCGACGGTCTTTGCCCCGCCACCGCCAGCGTCAGCTACGATGAGAATCGCGTCGTACTTGGCGTCGAGCTCCGAGAGGGCGTTGCCGAGCTCCACGTCGTCCTGGCCGCGCTTGATCCGCTCCTCGACGAGGTAGATGGTCGGGTCGTCGTCCGTCCACCCGAGCACCCCAATGGCATCAGCGGCGGTCGAACCGATGTCGACGCAAAACAGAAAGCGAGTGAGGACGGGTAGGGCCTCATAGAGATTCAGGTCGTCGCTGAACTTGTAGGCCCGTTGCTCGAGGTCGACGGCGCCCCACTCGGCCAGGATTTCCGTGCGGTACCACGCCGAGTCCTTGGTCTGATTTTCCTCCTCGAGGATTTGCTCTACGGCGGCCTCGATCTGCTTGCGCGTCCCGAGCTTGGTGTTGTCGAAGATGGTGAAGGCGTGTCGCGAGGTCTTCGGCGCCGACCACCGATCCCAGAAGGCCCCCGACTTCCCCAGCGGGTTAGGGGTCCCGAGGAGCCATTGCTGCCCCGACGTGAGGGCGTCGAGCTGCCCGGCCCTCAGGACGTCGCGAAGCAAGTACGCCAGAACCTCACGCCGGTACCGCTGTGCCTCATCGACCGCAGCCCACCAAAGATTGGGAATGCCGCGCACCTTGTCGGCGGCCTGCTCGCTGTCGACGGCGAGGACGTAAAAGGTCGAGCCGTTTGGGAACGTGAGCGTGAGGTCGGCTCGGTTGGGAATGCCCCCGAGTTGGTAGAGCCGGTTGAGTTCGAGGAGCGGCGCCCACACCATCCGCTTGGCGCTGGCGCGCGTGGCCGCGATGTAGACGGCCGCGACCTTCGCGTGGGCGAGGCAGACGTCGATGCCCTTGACCGCCGCCGCGAAGCTCTTACCACCGCGTCGGCCGCCAGTACACGCGACCGTTGGCGATGTGTCTGTGACCAGCGCTAGTTGGGGCGCGGTCAGGATTTCCGCGAGGTCCCAGCGGGGGCGGTCGAGAAGCGCGACGAGCCTGGCCAGCGCGCTGGCGTTGCCGGCCATTACTTCCCCGGCGGCTTCCTCGGGTCGGCGTGGACGGAGCGAACCATGTGCCAGGGGATCAAAATCTCGATCGCCTCTTCGTTTCCCTGGGCGTCTCGGTGCTTGCCGGGGATCACGATCCCATCGCGCACCGTCTCGGCGTCCAGGTTCATGAACATGTCCTTGAGCGTGGGGACGTGGCCGGGGGCTTCGATCTTGTCTATCAAGGTCATCTTGCGGATTCTCATGGTGTCCTCTCTAAATCTCGCTCAAGGGTAGGAACGTGAAGGCGTTCGGATTCACGGCCTTGATGGCGCGCGCGTCCCGAGTCATTCGGCTCGAGGTGTAGACGGGCGCCACGGGTCCGGCGATCTTCTCGACGAGGGCACGGGCGATGCCGGCGCGGCGGCAGTCGTTCCGCACGTACACGAAACGAATGATGTCCCCCGAGGCGACGATCCACCCGTACACCACCTCTCGCGCCTCTCGATCGCACGCCACCAGCATCGCGGCGTCATTCTTGATCAGGTAGTCGATGTACTGCTTGTGCTTGCGGCTGAAGACCGAGATCGGCCCCGTCCCCTGGTACTCGGGCCACAGTGACCGAGCCCAGGTGTCGACGATGTAGCCGAGGTCATCATCTCCGGCCGGTCGGATGTCGTACTCGATGAGGGACGCGATCGGGTTAGTCTTCTGCATCGTCGTCCCCCGCCGGCTGAGCATCCGCGGTCCGCTTGAAGGCGTCTCGTAGCTCGGGGATCTTCAATGCCCGCTCGACGAGGGCCCCCATGTCCTGGTCGTCGCCGTCATCCTCCGACTGCTTCTTGAGGAAGAACAGGAGCTTGACCGCCTTGTCGAGGTTGTCGATTTCATCCCCCGACAGCTCCTCGCGGCGGGCATGTAGGTCACGGATGACACTTCCTACCGTCGCCTTTGCCATCTCGGTCATCTTCGCGATCGACTCGGCCGTCTCGGGGCCGATCCGATCTATCTTGGATACCGCCTTCATGTCGCCACCCTGAGCAGGGCCAGGAGGGTGAGCGGGTCGGTTGCGTCAATCAGGTCCTTGGTCACCTTGACCGGCCGACGCTGCTTCAGACGCCACTCAGACCGCGTACGCTCAACGGAGTTGCGAGCTTGGCGGAAACTGATACCGAGGGCCCGGGAGACCTGCAAAAGCCCAAGGCCGCTCGCATGGAGCGTCCAGGCCTGCCGGTCCCGCTTGTGTTTGAAGACGTGATGGCGGGTGATGTCCCGATCCTGCTCGGCCAGCTCCTCGGAGGCGAGCCGGGCGCGGTGGTCCTTGTCGTCGTCCATCTTCCCGGAGCCGCGGTTCGACACGGCGATCATGTCGGGCTCCCGGTAGACATCGACGTCGAGGGTCCCAAGCCCGTCGTCGTCGAGCCGCCGTGACCACTTCGAACACTCACAGCGGCGGGCGCGGCACATCGGATTGACCTTGCACATGCTATTTCGCCCGGATGTTGGTGAAGCGGGGTATCCCGTCGGTGTTGTTGTAGCGCACGAAGCCGGCCAGCCTGGCGGCCTGGTTCGTGCGCCGCTGCAGTCGTGGGCTCCATTCTACGCCAAGCCGGTCGGCCACGAAACGCCCGACATCTCCCCGGCGCACGCAGTCTCGATGATTGGCGGTGGGTTCGAAGCGCGATAGGATGAGATCGCGCACCTCGTAGGTCGCGACCAGCGATTTCAGGAGGTGAGCCTTTAGGGTCATGCCCTCCGCTTGGCCTTGGCCCGAGCCATCCTGCTCTTTCGGTTTGCCGCGGCGTTCTGATTCCTGCGGCCGATCTTCTCACCCTGGGCCATGCCCTCGGTCAGGCCGGCGAGGTAGCCGTCAGAGTGGCCCTTGGCATAGGCGAGGGACCCGTCATTGCGCTCGGCGTTCACGTCCTCGGCGCCGATCTCCTCCAGCTTGGCGGCCATGGCCCGCTCACCCTCGTCCATCCCGATCCCGAGGGCGAAGGTGTCGAGGGCGTCGGTCACCTGGGCTTGGTTGAGCGTGCCCGCCTTGAGCTGGCTCACGATGTCGTCCAGGAATTCGCGGAGCCGAGGGAACATCGGGGTTGTCTCGCTCATTTGGACACCATGATACCTCTCTTCACCAGCTTCGAGCGCGCCGTGCGTCCCAGCAGCCAGAGCACCGTGACGTGATCGCGGCCGATGGCCCGTCCGATGCGCGTGGACGACCAGCCGAGCTCGCGGAGGTCGACACAAGCCGCGCGACGCTGGTCCACGGCACGTTGATCACGCCTGCGGCCCCGCACGATGGCGAGGTCGAAGCCACGGTCCCGGCAGATGCCACTGAGGGCAAGATAGTCGCTCGCGGGATCGCCGTGGGTGTCGAGGTAGCGTAGCTGAGAGGCTGGGATTGCCGTGACGGTCATCGGGTCACCTCCGAGAAGCGTTGTCGAGCTGCGGCCTGTCTCAGGGCGATGTGACGCCGGCAGTCCTTGCACGTCACCTTGCGGCTGTAGGCGGTGAAAGCAGCCCCATCCCCAGCCCTCGCCCCGCAGTAGGCGATACCCATGGAGGCCGTGGCGAAGTTGCCGGGGGTCATCTGTGTGCGGTGGAGGATGGTGCCGGCTGGCAGGCGGCGCGATTCGGTCCAGGGCCTCATGCTGCCTCGTCGTCCTCTCCCGGCTCCCTGCTCGGAAGCTGGCTCACCGCCCACTGGTAGTACTCTCGCCAGTGCTTCAGGTCCGAGATGCAGCGGGTTTTGTCCGCCCCGAGGATCTTGACGGCCTGGGTCCACGCCTCTTGCGTCTGCTCGCTGGTCCCGGCGGCTGCGTCCATGTCGAACAAACCGTCACGTTGGGCCTGGTCATAGCGGCGCTTCACTCGGTCTCGCGTGCGGCGGGCTTCCTCGAGGTTGGCCAGCATGGCGTCGACGAGGGGCTGGCCCTCAAGCGGGTTGGCCTTGATGGCGGTGATCTGCGCCGGCGTGGCGAAGTGGGTCTCCTCGACGAAGTACACGCTGCTACCGTACTTCGCGAGCATGCTGAGCGCGTCGGCGTCGGTCATTGGGCGGACCTCTTGAGTTCGGCCGCGAGGGCCTTGGTTTGTTCCCAGCGGGCCGCCTTCTGGCGCTGCTCGCGCTCCTGCTCGGCGGCTACCGCGCGGTCAATCGGGCGCGGGAGCGGCGCTTGAGCCGGGCGTTCGTCCTCCCACTTGCGCCGCTTCAGGTAGCGCTCGAAGTAGGGGGCGAACTTCCAACCCTCGGGCGCCCACAGCTTTGATTGCCAGGAAAGAGAGGTAAGAATTAGGGGTAATAAAAGGGTCTCGCCACCCTCAGATTTAGCAGCAATTACCCACTGCCCAAACGCCCTCAATTTCTCCTCGTGGCGCCCGTAAGCACTCCAGGCTGCCTCGAAAGCCTCGGAATATTCACGGGCTTTACCTCGCCGACGCGGGCCGGCAATTAGGGGCAAGATCTCTTTCTGATCCGTATTCTGGTTCTTGATTGATCTCAGATCAGAACCAGATATACCCCCTAATTTTACCTCAAATTCGACCCCTTTTTTCACCCCTAATTCCTTTCCGCAATGAGGGCAGAAGTTCACGGTTCATCCGATGTCGATGGTCGCTCGATCTCTGCCGCGCCATACACGCCCACGCTGCACGCCTGGTAAAGAAACGGGGTCGCCTTCGCGGTAAACCCGCGCTCCTCGACGAGATCGATCGCTGCTTCTGGCGTGTCGCCAGCAGTCAAAACGAAGAAGCGCGGCTCGGTCACGACGCGGCCACGCCCGTGAGTTCCTGCTGGCGACCGGCGGCGTCCAGGTTCGCGACCGCCTGCTTGAAATAGCTGCCCTTGAGCTCAGCGCCGACGAACCGACGACCCATCTGGCGCGCGACATATCCCTCGGAGCCGATGCCGGCGAAGGGCGAGAGGATCGTGTCGCCGGGGTTCGTCCAGAGCTCGACGCCGCGGCGGATGACGCCGAGCTGCAGGGGGCAGATGTGCCGCTCGTCGTCGTGCTCCCGGGCGGACATGTATTGCAGAGTGTCGCCCGCGTCGATGTCCATCCAGACCGGCGAGGCATATCGCTGCCAGAGCTCGACGGGGAACGTCTCGTCGGTGTGCCCGACGCGCTCGGGATTCTCCCCCGGCTTCCGCATCGTCACGAGGTAGTCGGCGATCCCCTGGCGCGACATGCAGGAGTCTTTCTTGATCTGCTTGTGCAGGAGGCCGAGCGCCTTGGTTCGTTGCATCGCCGTGACGGGGTCTTTCCAGATGCAGACCTCCGAGTGGTAGATCCATCCGGCCTCGACGAACGCGCGGATCAGCTCGCCGCGAAAGTCGGTGATGCCGATGTAGCCATCGCGGGCCTTCGACGTCGGCAGGTTCATGCAGTGGAACGAGAGCAGGCGGCCCGGCTTTGTGACCCGCAGCAACTCCGGGATCAGGAAGCGGAAGTGCGCGGCGAACTCCGCGCCGTCGCGCACGTTGCCCATGTCGCGGTCGCTGTTCGAGTATGTGTAAAGCGACGCGAACGGCGGCGAGAAGATCGAGTAGTGGATCGACTCGTCCGGGAGCCCACGCGCTACGTCGACGCAATCCGCGTTGTAGAGCACCCAGCCGTCTCCCTCGCGCTGATCGAGCACCTTCATGCTGCCTCCGTTCCGACCCACGCGGGAACCGTCATCGGCACCGTGGGCTTGTAGTCGGTGAAGTCCCTCCCCGTTCCCCCGCGCACCGTTCCGAGCGCGGCCATCTCCTGAACCATCGCGTCGACCATCGCCTCGGCCTCGCGCTGTTTGCGCCGCAGGTTCGCGACGACCGCGCCCTCGGCGTCCGACGTGATGACGTGGCACTCGACGGGCCTCGTCTGGCCGAACCGGTAGACGCGCCGGATGGCCTGGTACCACGCTTCGAAGCTGTGCGAGAGGCCGACGAAGATCACCCGCGCGCAGACCTGCATGTTGAGCCCCATCCCGGCGATCGATGGCTTGCTGACAAGAGCCGCGAGTGAGCCACGGCAGAAGTTGCCAAGCTCGGTCTCCTTCGTCTCCGGGTCATCGCTACCGACAACCTCGACGGCACCCGGGATTGCCGCGGCGAGCGCCGACGACTCCGCGTTGAGGTCGCACCAGACGAGCCACGGCTCTTTCGGCTCGCGTGCCACGATGTCTGCCGCGACGCGCACGCGGTCGGCGAGACTCGCTTGTCGCGCCTCCCGTTGTTCCGACAGGCCGCGCGCTTCGACCGTGAACAGCGATCCCTGCGCTCGAGCGAAGTCCGATCCGACGGATACAACGTGCTCCTCGACCTTCAGCGGTGGCAGGACGAACGCAGCATCTTCGTAGCCAAGGTCAGATGGCTTGCGGATCGCGGTCGCCCACGAGCACACCCACCGCCAGAATTCTTTCTGCGCGTGACCCTTCAACCGCCAGTCCTGCGTCGAACCGCCGTCGTGGACGAAGAACATCGAGAGCATTTCCGTCCGCGACATGATGCCCAGACACTCGGCGTGGTTGCCGAGCTCGATGTGGTCATTCGGCGCCGGCGTCGCGGTACAGGCTAGTCGGAACGGCGTGCGCGAGAACGCCTCGATCAGCGCGTTGCGCGTCGATGACGTGTAGTCCTTCAGGATGCTCGACTCGTCCAGGACGACACCACCGAAGACCGACGGATCGAGCTTGTGCAGCCGTTCGTAGTTGCACACGTTGACGCCCTCGCGAACATCGGCCGCCTCGCGGACGTGCGTGACTGCCACGCCGAACTTCTCGCCCTCCGACACGAACTGCGGCGCGACCGCGAGCGGCGTCAGGATTAGCACGGGCCGGCGAAGATGCTCGGACACCGACCGCGACCACTCCAGCGCCATCGGTGATTTTCCGAGCCCGCAGTCGGCCCAGATCGCAGCTCGCCCGCGGCGTAGTGCCCACAGCACGATGTCGCGCTGAAATGGGAATAGCTTCTCGCTGATCGGTTCGGGGATGGCGATGCCGGTCGATGGCGCCAGCAGCCGCTTGGTCGCCACGAACGCCTCGTAGCTCACGCCAGCACTCCGCCATCAGCCTCGTAGCGGGCGTGCTCCGCAGCTATCCAGGCGTCCATGAGCGCGAACCGCGAGAGGTTGTCGAGCCGGGAGAACACCCCCGAGTGACCTTCCCACTGTCGGTGCAATTCCGAGCACATGGGGACTGAGCGCTTGTCGGGAGCCTTGAGGGCGAGACCGGTGTGGTGCCTCTCGTGGCTCTGCTCGATGCGTCCCTGGCACTCGTGGTCGGGGAGGCCTGAGAAGACGCAAGGTTGTGCCCTTACCCAGTCGCGGTATTTCGGATCAGCCCCGGCCCGAGACAGCCGCCGTGGGCGGCGCTTCACGATGTATCCGGCTCGCTTGAGCGGGGTGTGGCGCTGGAGGGTCACGGCCGCCCCGACCCCAGTGCCAGGATCGCCACAATGACGACCGCGAAGCATAGGCGCAGAGCGACATCGAGAATCGAGCCGACAGGCCCCAACGCACACTCCGTTCTGACCCCGAAAGAGCGACCAGCCGAGGGGGACGAACTGCGCGAAGGCCTGAGGGCTCGATTCGTTGGGTTCATGACTGGTCGCACCCCTTTCGTCTCACAGTTCACGGATGCTGTCAAAGACTTTCTTCACCCGCCGACAGACCGCGCATCGATCTCATCAGCCGCGGCCTCGATGGCCTTGGCGAGAGCGCGAGCGTGGTTGGTGTCGAAGCGGACGTGTGAGAAGTCGTCGGCAATGAGGGCAACGGTCTCGTACCCAGGCTCGCCCCACACGTCGGCAATGAGCAGACGCCCGTCTTTCGCCTGCACCTTCACTGCCGCGCCCTCTCGACAAACTCCGGGAAACTCGGCGTCGACAGACCGCACGCTTCCCGTAGGCCGCGCACCACTTTCATTCCCTGCGCGCAGAGAAACATCAGCGCGACGTCGAGTGACATACGATCTACGCACTTTCGGCAATGAGAGCAGCGCCAGAAGTGCGCGTTTACCCGCAGTCTCCACCAGGTACGCCTCATCCCTCGAGCCCCGGCTCCCGCTCGTCTGCCCCAAAGCCGAGCGCGCGGAGCTGCTTCGAGTACGCCTCCGCTCCCTTCGTGTACGCCACGGCCAGGAGCGAGGCCTTGACCTGGTCTTCGAGGGAGAGCTCACTCACCTTGTCGACGCCCCAGGGGGAGAGGACGTACTCGATGAGCTCCATCTCGTCGAGGGCCGCGAAGGCGGCCTCGTTGGGCATCTTCGGCATGACGGCGCCGATGTCCGGGACGTCCGCGGCGCGCTTCGCCTGTTCGGCGATCTTCTTCTCGTAGCGGTCGATGAGGTTGCTGATCTGCTCTGGGCTCAGGTCCTTCGAGCTCGTGACCGGCTTGCCGTCCTTTTCCTTGAAGGCGGCGAGCTGGGTGTGATACCCGCAGCGTTTGCCGTTCGGGTAGGGGCAGGGGCTCGCCTTGTCGCAGACCACCAGACCACCCACCTCGGCGCGGAGCATGTGAAGCTTGGCGATCTGCGCTTGGCTTGCCTTCGCCCCGTCGTGCTTCACGGTGTTGGCGCGAGCGACGGGCGGTTTCGTCGCGCCGTTACCTTTTCCCTCGGTCCGTCCTTCCGCCCCTTCGCCGTCGTCGTCCTCCGTCGCCACGCCCACCACGGCCGCGAGCGCGTAGCGCTTCAGGTAGGAGATGCACGAGCCGAGGGCCTGCGGTCCCGCCTGCTGCGGCTTCACCCACAACTCAGAGCGCATCGACTGTCCCGACGAGTGAAGCAGCGTTGTGGCCAGCCCGACGTTGCCGGTCGTGTCGGACAGCGGCTCTTGCACCACCGCAAGGCCGTGCTCCGCGAGCTGCTTTCGGCACGCCGACCAGATGCTCGCGAGGTCCGCAAACTTCGATTTGAAGTGCGGGTTCTCCTTGTTCTTGGTCGCCCCTTCGATTTTCCCCTGAGCTGCACTGAGGGCCTTCGCAAGCTCCCCCAGCGGGCGGCCCGTCTCTACTTCTGTCGTCGTCATAGCTTCTCTCCTTGCAATCCCGCCAGGATGTTCCTGGCGAGGTCCTCGGCCCACGTTCGAAAGTCAGCAACAGTCCCCGCCTGGCAGGGACGGCGGAGAATCATTCCCGCCACCTGATGCACCAGCCCCTCGAGGCGGCAGCGCTCGGCCCGCGCCTTCAGCTCTTCGACGCTCAGCCCATCGAGGTTGCTCACAGCGGAACCTGGAGCCGGCCCGTAAAACTCCTCGTCCTCGGGCTCCTCTCGCTGGGACTCGACCTGCGCCGCCTCCCATTCTGATTCGGTGAGGTCGTGTCCGCAGTCGGGCTGGCCGTTTGTCATTCCCTG